TGAAATTAATGCGATGGCAATGTTTATTCAACTTATTATGGAAATAGATCAAAGGAAATAACTATGAGCAATGTATTTGATATTGGTGGTGGAGAACAACAACCACAACAACGTGTGAATGTAAATCTCAACGAAGCACAAGATATTACTTGTGATAAGTGTGGTGGACATTTCTTTCATTCAGTAACCTTCTTCAAGAAGATTTCAGCTCTCATGTCTCCAACAGGTAAGGAAGCAATCGTTCCACTTGAAACGTATGCTTGTCTTGAGTGTGGAAATATCAATCCTGAATTTTTACCAACGGGGTTTAGTCAGAATGGCTAAGACCCTGTTCGATTTGATAAAGGGTGTGACCAAAGATAAAATCAAATGGGAAGCCCTTGCCGAAGAAGACCAAAAGGTGTGGAATAACTTTATCATCACCCGTTGGTTTTCTATGGAAATGGAACTAACGGATGCCGTGAACGACTTTCAAAAGTATAGTAACGGCATCCTTACTTCCAAAGATTACTACAAATTACTCCACGATATTCTACCAAAGACAACATTCTATCTGAAGTACACAAAGAAAAAGAAAAAGATAGATATAGATTCACAATTTGTAGATTTATTCTGCCAACATTATCAACTTGGTAAGAAAGTAATTTTTGAGTATATTACAGACCTCGTAAGAATAAATCCAAATGAACTTGTTTCTGTTTTGGAATCTTACGGAACCAAGAAAGAAGATGTGGAAAAATTCAAGAAACAAATAAAGACATTACAATGAGGAATAAGATGGCAATAAAAGAAATCGACTTGGGTAAGAAGAAGGATGAAAATGACATCATTGCCCAAATGGAAGAGAAGTTTCCAATTATGACTACGGACTTCAAAAGAATTCAACGTGAACAATATGAACTCTTTTGCCGTAAGCAATCTAACTACGGACCAGATAACATTTCATTAGGAACAACTCTTGAAAGAGAACAAGATCGTAAGTTGTCACTTCAAGGTTTGTTCTTCCGATTGAACGATAAAATCAATCGTTACAAACAAATGATCATGTTTGGTTCAGTTGATGCCGTCGGCGAATCACTCGAAGACACATTCAAAGATATTTCAGTTTACGGTATCATTGCACAACTCGTTCAAAACGGTAAGTGGGGTAAGTAATGTCTTCTTCGCGAATTTCCTTTTCACAGTATCAAATGTGGAAAGGATGTCCTCATCGTTGGAAACTAAATTACATTGATAAGGTTTCCGTTCCGTCCCCATCAATCGCTCTCGTGTTTGGAACTGCAATGCATGAGGTTCTCCAAATGTATGTAGAGATGTTATATCGTTCTACTGTTGAAGAGGCAAACTCACTTCCACTTGAAGACCTTCTAAAAGAAAAGATGGGTGTGGAGTATAAGAAGATGTTGACTGAAAACAATGATGAACACTTTTCACATCGTGATGAAATGCAAGAACACTTAATGGATGGTATTGAAATTATCCGATGGTTCAAGGCACATCGTGAAGAGTTCTTTATGAAGAAGGGTTGGGAACTTGTTGGTATTGAAAAGCCAATCAACATCATTCCTGTTGAATCAAATCCAAACGTTCGTCTTGTTGGTTTCCTCGACTTGGTGATGCGAGATTTGAAAACTGGTAAGATTCACATTTACGATTTCAAAACATCAACAAGTGGTTGGAATAAATACACAAAGGCAGATAAGGTAAAGACTTCACAACTTGTTCTTTACAAAACATTCTATGCCAAACAATATGATATTCACCCCGATGATATTGAGATTGAGTATCTTATTCTCAAACGTAAGATAGCTGAAGATGCTGAATATGCCGCGATGAAGAAACGTGTTCAACGATTTGCACCTTCTCACGGTAAGGTTTCACAAACTCAAATCCTGAAAGAGATTCAGACATTTGTTGAAACTGCATTTGATTCAGAAGGTAATAAGAGAACAGATATTTACTATCCACCAATTGAAGGCGAAAAGAAAAAGAATTGCCGTTGGTGTGAGTTCAAAGATAGAGATGATTTATGTCCAATAAAGAACAGGGTTCAATAATGAAGTACGCATATACATTTGATGATATTCAAATTATTCCAAAGTATAGTGAAGTTGATAGTCGTGGTAAATGTAATCTTGTAACAAACTTTACAAAACAATATAAGATTGGTACACCACTTGTTGCTTCACCAATGGATACTGTAACTGAATATAACATGGCAATAACAATCGCATCATATGGTGGGGTTGGTGTAGTTCACCGATTCATGAACATTGAAAGACAGGCAAATCAAGTTCGTAAGATTAAAGAACAAGAGAAGTTAGTAGCCGCCGCAATTGGTGCAACTGCTGATTACAAAGAACGTGCACAAGAACTTGTAAATGCCGGTGCAATTGTTCTTCTTATTGATGTTGCTCACGGTAACACAAAACAAGTAAAAGACGCAATCTCTTGGTGTAAACAAAATCTGCCAAGCTATGTAGATGTAATTGCAGGTAATGTTGCTACATATGAAGGCGCAAGAAATTTGGTAGAATGGGGTGCGGATGCTATTCGTGTTGGTATTGGAAATGGTTCTCTTTGTGAAACAAGAATCAGAACTGGTATCGGTATTCCACAAGTTACAGCTCTCATTGATTGTGTTCGTGCCGTCGAAGAATCAGGAATTGATGCTCCTATTATTGCAGACGGTGGTGTGAGAATGACGGGTGATGTTGCCAAAGCAATTTCACTTGGTGCAGATTCTGTAATGTTAGGTTCACTTCTCGCAGGTACTCGTGAATCTCCTGGTGAAATTCAGAGAATGGGAATGTGGCCGAATGAACAACTCTTCAAGAAGTATCGTGGTTCTGCATCTGCCGAAGTAAAACAAGTTCATGGATTAGAAGAAAAAAACGTGGAAGGTAATTCAAAGTTGATTCCTTATAAGGGTAAAGTAGAACGTGTCATCAATGACATCAATGATGGTGTTCGTTCTGCTATGTCTTATGTTAACGCAACAACAATTAGAGAATTCCAAGTTAAGTCTGAACACGTTCTCATTACACAGAACGGTTTGATTGAAGCCAAACCACACTTGTTATTGTAATCGTTTTTTCGTATATTGATATTTATTGAAAACAAAAGTTTCGTAATCAAAGGTTTCGTATGGCAAAGAAAAAGATTCTCCTCCTATCAGACGACTTACGTCTAACGAGCGGTATTGCAACCGTTTCTCGTGATATGGTTATAGGCACAGTTCACAAGTATGATTGGGTTCAAGTCGGTGCCGCTATCAACCATCCAGAAAAAGGAAAGTTGTTAGATTTATCGGATAATGCTAAAGAACTAACTGGAGTTCAGGATGCATCTATTAAGATTTTATGCAATGATGGTTATGGTGATCCGATGTTGATTCGTCGTCTAATCGAAATGGAAAAACCAGATGCAATTCTCCATTTTACCGATCCACGTTTTTGGGATTGGTTGTATAATATGGAGCATGAAATTCGCACACAAATTCCACTTCTTTATTTAAATATTTGGGATGGCGCTGGCTTGGTTTGGGATTCCCCAACAGATCCAATGTGGAATAAAGATGCGTATGCTAGTTGTGATTTGCTTATGGCTATTTCAAAACAGACGTATGGTATAAACAAAAGAGTTTTGAATCGTGTTGGTGAATCTACACCAAATCATAGAATAACTTATGTTCCTCACGGAATAAATACACAAATGTTTAAACCATTAAATTCAAATGACAAGGATTGGGATAACTTGGTATCTGAGTCTCAAAAGATTCGGAGAGATAATCCAAATAGATTTGTGGTGATGTGGAATAATAGAAATATACATCGAAAACATCCTGGTGACGTTATTCTTGCATATCGTCATTTGTGTGAACTCGTAAATAAAAATGGCGGTAATGCAGTAGATGATTGTTTACTATTAATGCATACACAACCTGTTGACCCTAATGGTACAGATATACCTGCAGTTGTTACAGAATTGTGTAGTAACTTTAATGTTATGTTTAGTGATAAAATTCTTCCAGCCGAAGGTCTAAATATTCTGTATAACATTTCGGACGTAGTAGTTAATATGTCATCCAATGAAGGTTTTGGATTAGGAACAGCAGAGGCAATGTCATCTGGTACTCCAATTGTTGTAAACGTAACTGGTGGTCTACAAGACCAATGTGGTTTCATCAATCCAAAGACGGGTAAATATTTTACAGAAGAAGATTATGTTGAAGTTCATAGCTTAAATAGAAAAGATCAATGGGGAAATTTACAACATGGTGAATGGGTTAAACCAGTGTGGCCATCAAATCTTTCACTTCAAGGGTCAGTACCAACACCATATATTTTTGATGACCGTGCAGACTTCAGAGACGTTGGTCAGGCACTATATGAATGGTTCAAGACTTCAAAAGAAGAAAGAGTTAAAGCTGGATTGAAAGGAAGAGATTTTATTTTAAGTTCGGATGTTGCTATGAATCGCGAACATATGTGTGAACGTGTAATGAAAAGTATTGACGATTGTCTACAAAACTTTACACCAAGAAATCGTTTTGAACTACATTTAGTGTGAGGATAATATGAGTTATAGACCAGAATTAGTTTTTTGTGGACCAGTTGCAACACGTTCAGGATATGGAGAACACGCCAGAGACCTATTGACATCTATTATGAACATGGACAAGTTTAATATAAAGGTCATATCAATAAATTGGGGACAGACTCCAATGAATGCGCTTGACGCAAATAATCCCGAACACAAACGTATATTAGATAGTATAATTCCAGGTCTTACGTCCCAACCGGAAGTTTGGATTCAATGTACTATTCCAAACGAATTTCAACCAGTTGGAAAGTATAATATCGGAATAACAGCAGGGATAGAGACCGACCTTTGTTCACCTGAATGGATTGATGGTTGTAATAAAATGAATCTTGTTATTGTTCCATCTAAACACGCTAAAGATGTTCTATCAAGTACAAAATATGAAAAGAGAGATAAGACATCAGGCCAGACTGTTGGAAATTTAGAATTGACTACTCCTATAGAAATTTTACACGAAGGTGTAAGACTTGACATCTTCAATAAAAATCTACCTGCCGAAAAAACAATTACTGAAACTTTTGAAAAGATAAAAGAAGATTTTTGTTATCTATTTGTTGGCCATTGGTTAAAGGGAGACTTCGGGGAGGATAGAAAAGATTTGTCAGGATTGATTTATACTTTCTTGGAAACATTTGGCGATACTGAAAATCCCCCTGCACTTTTATTGAAAGCATCGAGTGGTGGATTTTCAATAAGTGACAGGAGTAGAACTTTTGAAAAAATTGATTTGATTAAACAAATGGTAAAGAAGAAAAATCTTCCAAACATCTATCTCCTTCATGGTGATTTAACAGACCAAGAAATGAATACTCTTTACAATCATGAAAAAGTAAAAGCACTTGTTTCGTTCACAAAAGGTGAAGGTTATGGTAGACCAATTGCTGAATTTATTACAACAGGAAAACCTGTAATTGTTTCTGGGTGGAGTGGCCACGTAGATTTTGTAAATCCTGTCTTTCACACATATCTTGAAGGTGAATTGAGAGAAATTCATGATAGCTCAGCTTGGGAAGGTGTATTAAATAAAGGTTCAAAATGGTTCACTGTGAATTATAAAAAAGCATCAGATACTCTACATAAAGTTCACAAAAAATATAAAACATACCTCAATGAATCTAAAAAATCAGTACCCGAATTAGAGAAGAAGTGGTCTTATGAAGCTATGAGTGAAAAATTTGAACAACTACTTGATACACATCTTCCAAAATTCGCACAGAGAATAAGTCTCAACTTGCCTCAATTAAAGAAACTTCCAACCTTAAAGAAAGTTGAAACTGAATGATTTCTTATACAATAACGGCTTGCAACGAAGATAGAGAGTTGGATAAACTACTGAATGTTATTCGTGTGAATTTAAAAGACACGGATGAGGTAGTTATCCAACTCGACCAAGACAAAGTAACTGATGAAGTTAGAAAAGTGTGTTCTATATATAAAGAAAGAATACCAATATTAAAAGTTACCGAATTTTCTCTGAACAATGACTTTGCATCATTCAAGAATAATTTGAAAAGTCATTGTACGAAAGAATGGATATTCAATATTGATGCCGATGAGATACCTTCTGGATTTCTGCTCGAAAATATCCACACTATTCTTGAATCAAATTCAGATTTAGATCTTTTAATTGTTCCGAGATGGAATGTTGTTGACGGCATAACGGAACGTCACATAAATTCTTGGCGTTGGAGACATGATGAATGGGGTAGAATAAATTGGCCAGATTGGCAAATGAGAATTTATAGAAACAAGGAATCCATATCTTGGAAGAATAAAGTACATGAAAAGATTGATGGATATGAAAAATACTCATTTCTTCCAGAGGATAAGGATTATTGTCTTTTCCATAACAAGACAATACAAAAACAAGAACAACAAAATAACTTTTATGAAAATATGGAGTTATAATGAAAGATTTAATAGTCACAACTATAAGTAAAAACTATGTTTGGACAGACATAAATAATTGGATTTCTTCTTTAAAGAAAACTGGATATGACGGTGATATTCTTGTATTAGCATATAATTTTGAGGAAGAACACAAACACATTCTTAAATTAAAAGAATATGGTGTAGAAGTATTAATTCCAAATAATACATTTAGAGGAAGTGAAGAATCTAATTTCGTTTGGCACTCTGGTGAAGTAAACCCATCAAACGCAAATAAACTGATTCATAATGTTAGA